AGAAACCAATCAGGAGGAAATATCCATGGAAAACACAACACCTGATTACACTTCAGCAATTGAAGAAGTTCGTAATCACGCAGAGGAACTAGAGCGTCGCCTTGATGTACTTGCAACAGCAAAGACAGAGGCACCTGCAGTTCCAACATTCCGTTCATACGGAGAATTTATTAAGGGTGCAGCATCAGGAAATGAAGATGCACTTAAGTTGGCTCGTACATACGAAGGAGCAACAACTGGCGACACAATCATGAAGAATGTTTGGGTATCAGATGTACTTCGTCTTGTTAACGCAGGTCGTCCAACATTCGCAGCACTTTCTTCAGCAGCACTTCCAACAACTGGAAATGTTATTGAATACCCACTTTATGTAAACAACGCAATGGATGTTGCACAACAGGCAGCAGAAGGCGATGCACTTGCATTTGGTGGAATCTCACTTTCATCTGCTACAGCAAATGTTCACACATACGGTGGATACACAACACTTTCACGCCAACTCATTGAGCGTTCATCTGTTGCTTATGTAGATGCAGCATTCCGTGCAATGGCACAGAAGTACGCAGCAGCAACAAACGCTGCAGCAAAGTCAGTAATGACAACAGCAACAGGCTTCAACACTTCATCTGTATCAGCATGGGAAGCAGACGCTATCCTAGAAGCACTTGCAGATTCAGCAGTTAAGGTTAACGGAGATACAGGTAAGGCACTTGAATTTATTCTTGCTTCATCTGATGTATTCAAGTCACTTGCAAAGATTGTTGACGAAGCAGGTCGTCCAGTTCTTGCTAACACAGGTGCAACAGTTAACACATTTGGTTCAATCAACCCAGTTGGTTTGACAGGAAACATCTTTGGTCTTCCAATTGTTGTTGACCCATCACTTTCAGCAGGTAACCTATTCATTGGTAACTCTTCTGCTGTAACAACATTTGAGTCAGCAGGAGCACCACTCCGCTTGACAAAGGATGACATCACTAACCTATCAACTGACTTCTCAGTCTATGGATACCTTGCTATTGCAGCAACAGACCCTAAGGCTATGGTCAAGGTTGCAAATCCAAACGACTAATTAGGAGATAAAAAATGGACTGGACTGACCTCAAAGCATATGTAGGCTCATCAACTAATGATGATGACTATGTACAAGAATGCTGGGACACAGCAAAGGATTTGATTGCATCTTATGTGCAGTCAACAAAGATTCCTGCTGGTGTGTTGAAGCGTTGCTACCTTGAGGTTGGTTCAGAACTTTTTCATCGTAGGAATGCACCAATGGGTGTGTCACAATATGCAACTTATGATGGCAATCCCATCAATGGTTCTAGAGACCCACTCGTTGGTGTATATCCACTTCTTAATAGATACATGGTGCGATTCGCATGAATTTAGCAACAGTAAGAGCAGAAATTGAAAGTGCAATAATTATTGGTGGAGTGTCAAGGGTATATAAATTTGTACCTGAAAGACCAACTCCTCCATGTGCAATTGTTGAACCTGATTCAAAGGCTTATTTTGTTACTGTTTATGAAAATCAGTATGATGCTGATTATGTTACAAACTGGAAGGTACTTGTACTTATTCCATATGCAACTAATGAAACAGAAACAGAAAATCTTGATGACACTCTTGATACTCTTATTCCTGCTTTATGGGAATACACAACAGCAAACAAATTAACAGTAGATAAACCTTTTATTCAAGAAGTAAATGGTGCATTCTACTTAGCAACAAATATAAATATTTCAATTGACATTGAAGGAGGAAATTGATATGGCAAGAATTAAGGGCAAATCAATTATCTTTGAAGTTGACTCAACAGAGTACTCAGGTTCAGTAAGTAATGTTACTTTCTCATCTGCAGTAGGAACTCTAGGTTTTGGAGATTACGAAGATAGTTTAGATTTCACATGTGCAGTTACAGGTTTTCAAGATGTAGCAGCAGCATCACTATGGTCTGAGTTGTTTGACAACCCAGGAGCCACAGTAAACATCACATATGCACCACACGGAAATGCAACAGCAACTACAACACAGCCACACTTCACAGCGACTGGCTATGCTGAGACTGTACCAAATCTTGGTGGAGCAGCAGGCGAATACTTCGTCTACGATGTTAACTTTATTCTTACTGGCAAGCCAGTACGAGTAACAGCATAATTAAATAGAGGTTGCTATGGCAGAAGTTACTGTTACTGGAACAAAAGAAACTGAACAGGCACTTAATAATTTTGTAAAAGATTTTAAGGATAGCCAAAGTCTCAATAAAGAGATAGGTTCTATTATTTCAAAACAGGCTTCTGCCTTAGCACCAAGAAAAACTGGGGCACTTGCTAAATCTGTTACTTATGAGGCCAAGGCATCAACAGCAACAATTATTGCAGGTAATGATGTAGTTAAGTATGCACCAATAATTGAATATGGATGGCAAAGAGGTGGGAGAAACCCACAACCTTATATAAATCCAGCAATTAAACAAAATATGGGACTTGTAATAAACAAGTACGAAGATGAAGCAAAACAGGTAATAAAGAAGTACAACTTAGACTAGGAGGCAGTAAATGGAACAACAAGATTTAATGGCAACACTCAAGTGGAAAGAACTTGCAGAGGTTGAAGCATATTTAGATACACCAATGGATGAATGGACAAGTGTTCAGTCCAGAGCAAAACTAGCATTCGCAATGCAATACATGATTGCAAAGCGAAACAACCCATCCCTTACAATAGGGGAAGCAGAAAATATGACAATTACACAATTATCAGAACTTTCTGGAATGGACATGACAGTCCCAAAAGAGGGTACTTCAGCCTAATTGCAATGGCTAAGTTCTGTGTTGAAACAGGATTTACGCCTTCCCAGTTTTGGGAAATGACATATGAAGAATATGTTGCAATGGTTGGAGAACTTAACAGGAGGAAGTAAATGGCACAACAGATAAAGATTGATATTGTTGCAGATACACAGAAGTTAGTATCTGGAATCAATGAGACCAATGGTCAAATTGATGGCATGTCATCTAAGTTCAAAGGTGTCGCTGCTGCTGCTGGTTTGGCTGCATCTGCATTTGTTGCAAAAGCAGGAGTCTCATTTCTAAAGCAAGGATATGCAGAAGCACAAGATGCTGCATTAGCAATGAATTCTGCAACTGCTGCATTTGGTGCAGGTAGTGAAGCATTAAAGAAAATTACAGATGATGCTGATAAATTTGGCAAATCTTTGGGTATGGATAATGATGACATTATTAAATTATCTACTCAACTTGGTACATATCTTCCTGAATCAGCAAGAGGTTTGTCTGCTGAATTAATTAATGTTGGTGCAGATGTTGCTGCCCTCACAGGTGTTGATATTGAAGCATGGACAAAGAAACTTGCTAAGGGAATGGCAGATGGAGAACTTAAAGCAGGGGACCTTGAAAAAATGTTCCCTAAACTATCTAAGGCTACATATGACCAAGCAGAAGCAGCATTCAAAGCAGGAGATGCAAATAAAGCATTAAGCATTCTTATTGCTGATGCAGAAAGTATTTATGGAGATGCAGCAGAAAAGAATGTAACTGCAACACAAAAGTTTGATGTTGCACTTGCCAATCTAAAAGAAACTGTTGGTGCAAAAATTCTTCCAATTGTTAATCAATTTATTAGTGCATTAACAAGACTTCTTGATTGGTTTAGCAAGCAACCATCAGCATTACAGAATATTGAATTAGGCCTATTGGCAATCGTTGCAGTTGGTGGTCCATTCCTTGGATTCCTTGCAAGTGCTAAAACATCATTAGCAGTATTGGGAATTACACAGGGAGAAGTAACATTAGCAACAATTGCATCAAAGATTGCTACAGTTGCTTCAACAGTTGCTACAGGGGCTGCAACAGCAGCACAATGGCTACTTAATACTGCAATGCTTGCATTTCCTGGAGTATGGATTACTGCAGCCATCGTTGCAGTTATTGCAATCATTGTTCTTCTTGTTAAGAACTGGGATACAGTAACAAAAGTTGTTGGAGAAGTTTGGGATGCAATTAAGAACTTTGCTTCTGATGCATGGAGTACAATTAAATCACTTGGTTCAAAGATTGGTGATTTTGTATCTGGACTTATTGGTGATTTTAAATCAATTCCTGCATCAATGCTTAGTGTTGGTAGAGATATTGTTACTGGTATTTGGAATGGTATTAACTCAGTTGCAGGATGGTTACAATCAAAGATTACAAACTTCTTTGGTAATTTAGTTCCATCATGGGCAAAGAAAGTTTTGGGAATTGGTTCTCCATCAAAGGTGTTCGCTGCATATGGTCGCTATATTGTAGAAGGTCTTGCAGTTGGTATTAACAGAAATGCTGAACTTGCTAAAAAAGCAACACAGGGCCTTGGCCTTGGAACAATTGGAGCATTTGGAAATCTTCCAACTCCAACACTTGCAACAGCAGGAACAGGCACAGTAGGTAATAAAATAAATGTAACAATTAATGCAGGTATTGGAACAGACCCATATGCACTTGGTAGAACTGTTCAAGAAGCACTTAGCAAATATGGAAAGATAACTCTCTAATGCCTAATAATTTACTTACAACTAAGTTTGAAATTTTGAATGGTAGTTCTTGGGTAGAATATACTGATGGCCTTATTAGTGCAAATATTACAAGAGGTGTAACTGGTGCTTATGAAGGTCCTTGGAAACAAGTTGACTCTGGTGTATTAGCAATCATTTCTAGAAATCCTTTGCTTGACCCATATGCAAATACAAATTTTAGAATGGGTAAAACTGTTCGCATAACACATGACGATACATCTTTATTTACTGGTCGCATTAACAGTATTAATGTTGATTATCAACCAAAAGGTGAGCCACCACTTATAACAATCACTGCTGTTGACATGATTGGAACAATGGCATTACATACACTTAG